CCCCCCCAGTTTTACATGTGAACCTCGAAGACAAATTACAACAATAGAAGAGAATAAAAATTTCACACAAAAAGATATTTTAGTAGAAAATTTAGAACAAAATAAATTAATAAAAAATATATTAGTTAATGAAGTTTCTGGTATCAATTTAACATCAGACAGATATTCTAGCACCAATGTTGAATACATTGGTAATAATACAGTAGTTGTAACTTTAATTTCTCCACCTTTAGATCCTTTAAATTGTAATAATCGAGAAGATATAACAACCATCACAATAACTTGTGATATTGCAGAGATATACAGCGACAATAAAAATAGTACTCAATTACCAACTGGTATTTGTGTTGTCCAACCATTTGGATTAGAGAGAATTCCTGATTTCAATCCAATTGAGTATTTGAATTCTAGAAATTTTACAAACATTCAAGAACCAGATGCGGGTGACGAAGCAAAACGTCCAATAGAGAACGTATTAGAAGAGCTTGAAAGTTTTGTTCGAATTGAGTTTATTCAACCAATTGGTGCAAATACTTTATACGATTTCCCAAAGGGATTCTATGATACTCCGGGATCTGAATACTATTTGCCATATCATGTAATGTTAACTACAGGTCCATTCGGAGCAAAGTCTGCAGATTATAATATCTCAGTACTAGGACAAGATCCATATGGATTTGACGTTGCTGTTAAACGAATCCGTAAAAAGAAACAAAGTCTAAAACCAGAAAATAAAGCACTAGTAAACAGTACAGATTATCACACGGTTACTGCTGGATATTTAAAAGGAATCAACACCTATGATAGAAACGCGACTTCTACTTCAACAAACGATATAAACGATCAAAAGCAAGTATTAGATTCTCCAATATCGTATGGTGAAAATGCCAGAATTTCCAACACTGTTCGAAACGGTGTAATTTTCAATAATATAGTATCTAATTATGGAGTATTGGGAGCTATCAATACGGGAACTTCGCTCAACAATACATTTTATCTAAGCCAAACTTCTATTGCGAATTCTGATCAAACTTTAATAGTAAAAGATAATGTTGGAAATGTAAGAACATACACTCCTAATCTTTCCGAAAGAATTTTTAATCCTGGAACTTTAAATGAAATATTTTATCACGATTTAATAAAAAGAGCTACTAGAATAAATCCACTAGCATTACCCAATTCATATTTTGAATTTAATAATGTAAGACCATATGGAGCAGTTGGTCAGTCATCTTTCGTAGGAGGATCGTACGAAGGAACTTGGATAACTAATCCATATAGTTCTACAAGTAGTAGCACAGGTTATTACGGAGATGGATCTAGTTCTTCTATTGATGCTACAGTAAGAAATGATATTTACGATTTATTAATTCCCGGAAATGTCTTTATGTATGTGCAAACAGTAGGTGTGCAGGCACTTCCTATCGACACCGAATATTTTAAGTCTTATGCGTCGTATGATCCTGGAGCTGAAAGAACAGGTTCATGGGGAGCATTCTTTGAGGTAGATTTACGGAATAGAAATGCTAGAATTAAACCAGAAGATGAAACTACATTCTTTGGCTATTATTATGGAGTATCTGCCTGGAAACATCCAGCAGTACCAACTGCATTACTATCAACAGAAATACAGAAAGCCGTATGGAAAAATGATATTTCGGGAGAAACTGAATATGGAATAGTTGGACCAGAGTTGGACGAAGAGTTTTCTACTTTCGATAGAAACTTTGCAGCACAATTCATTGTTATGTCACGACAAAATGGTATCCAGAGTTTTAGTTCTAATTATCCTTGTGCAAATCCATTTCCTCCGGATAACTCATCATGTCCTCCATCGAACCCACTATGTAATTGCCCATGCCCGGAACTTAGACCGGATAAGCTGCTGGTTGGGATTACCGGACCAGAACCAACAAATGAAGAATTAATTCAACTAGAAAAAGATATTAAGGAATGTGATCTTATTGAAAAAGTTCTAGGAGAAGATTGGTTAGGATGTGTTTGGGCAGAACCAAAGAGTAATTTAAACTGTAGTTGTCCTTGTTTGGGTGAAAATTTCTTGAATTACTTAAAGTATTCTCAAACATATTGTTCTTTCTGGGAAACACCACCAGAAAGACCACTTCTTCGAAATGCTCAAATGATGCAAATTCTTTCAAATAAAATTATGATAACTGTCAATGGCGATCTTACTTTACGACCCGGTAATAAAATTAGAATAAATGTACCAGGCAAGAGGTATTCTGGTTATTGGTTGGTTTCTGCAATTAACCATAATATGGGAATGCTTAGACATCGAATGACAATAACATTAATTAGAGACTCTGAATCTTCAAACCCCGATATAAGATCCAAAGAATTACAACTAAATACATCTAAGGATGATGGTGGAGTTTCATCGCTTGCTCAAATAGTTGCACAAGAACGGGCGCGTAGTGAAGATAATAGACGATTCGGAAAATTCAAACAATGAAAAACAGAGATCTCAATATATTCTTTACTAAAAATACAGACACGGGGGACATAACCCTCGCCACCGGAAATGCAGCCATTATTCAGTCAATTAAAAATATAATACTGACTAGATTGGGTGAAAGACCGTTTAATTATTATTTTGGAACTGGTATATTGGACTTATTGTTTGATCAACCATCTTCGGCTTCTTTGTCGTTTTTACAGAGTGACGTAGCAGAAAAATTACGCACTCTAGAACCCAGAATAACTATAAGAGACGTTGAAATAGAATACCCAGTTCTAAATGAGATAAATACTGATGCCAGAGTGAATATAAGATTTATTTTGAACAATTCACAAACAAACGCACAGGAACAAACCGTATCAATAGCGGTAAATCTATAAATGGCACAAATTAATTTAACAGAACTAGACTTTGAACAAATACGAACATCTCTTCGCACATATCTGCAGAAGCAAGATACCGTAAGAGATCTTAATTTTGAAGGATCTGCTGTCAATTTTCTTTTAGATCTTTTGGCATACAATACTTTATATTATGCACATTATGCCAATATGATCTCTGGTGAATGCTTCTTAGACTCTGCACAGCTAGAAAAGTCGATCATCTCATTAGTAAAGCCACTTGGGTATGTTGTTCCAACTAAGACTAGTGCAAGAACTAGAATACAGCTACAGAATGTTACAGATCCTGATATATTAACCATACCATACTCTGTGAGTGTTCGTGGTAAAACTCCAGAAGGAGTTGATTATCAGTTTTGGAATATTGACAGCATTTCATTACTTGATGGTGTCCCTAATACTACTGAGTATTTTTCGATGTATGAAGGATCATATGTGTCACTTAGTTATGGTGGTGATGGTTTTGATTTTCCAGATCAAAAAATTCTAATTGCAGACTTAAATATGGATATACAGACTCTTAGAGTTTCTGTGAGTAGACAAAATGCTAATTTTGTCTATTGGAAATTATTAGATACTTATGGTGGATCTTTTGTAAGCGATTCTTCCAATCTTTACTCAATAGAAAGAACTTCTTCTGGTTTTGTTATCAAATTCCAGACTACTTCCAGCAACACTGCGAACTTAATAGGAGGAGATATAGTAAATATTGAATATCTTTCATCTAATGGTTCTAATGCTAATGGAACATCAATATTTACTCCGATTCAAACTCCTGATTCTAGTATTATAGTAAATAATCAACCATCATTTGGTGGATTAGATGCTCCAGATTTAGATGAAGCTAAACGTGTTGCACCATTAGTATTTTCTGCACAACAAAGACTTGTTACTAAATCTGATTATTATGGATTTCTTGCTCAGCTAGGCTATTCCGACAATGTTAATGTTTGGGGTGGTGAAGATAATTCTCCTCCAATGTATGGAAGAGTATTATTTTCAATTGCAGCAATAGGAACAGACGATAATACCGAAATTCAAAATATTATATCTTTAATTAAAGAGAGATCTATTATAACCGTATTGCCAGAATATATTCCACCAAGAGCGGTGGTTGTATCTTTAAAATTAAATGTAAACTTCAATAAAGACACTGTAGTTTCCGATCCAGTAACAACAGTTGAATTGATAAAATCTAAACTTAAAGAAGCATATTCAACCGGTGGATATAATAATTCTTTAACAACTTCGGCAATAAAGACAGTGGTTGAGTCATTTCCTGGATACAGTTTGAATACAGATATCGAGAATGACTTAAAGTTAGTTGTATTGGTAGCTCCATCTACCGTTATATCTACTATAAATTTAAAAAATAGAATTACACAAGGACCCACTACAAATTCTAATGGTACTGGATTATTTTCTTCTGAATTTACTAGCCCATATTACACACAAGGTTTAGTTAGTATTCGAGATAAACCAATTAAATTTCCGGGAGCAGCGAATCCACCACTAATTGGTAAACTAAAATTATACACAATAAATTCTGATGGAGAATATTTAGATTTAGATGCTATTGTTGGAGATATAAATTATAAGACAGGTGTAGTTACATTAATTCCAAATATAACATCAGAAGTATTTACTTTAAACGTAAATCCACTTAATCCTGGGAAAATAGAAGCAAAAGATGAAATTTATCTAAGTCTCGATATTACCACAACAAAACCAATATCCATATAATGCTATTACCGTTTATAAAACAACCTCAAACTGCACCAACTGAAGAAGTCAATCAGTCAGTCGTTCCTTTTTTAAAGCTTCTTCAGGGGTTACCAACAGAAACTGTAGGAGAATCATATTGCACTTCTCCGCTTGACATACAGAGTCAACTTCCATTTTGGATAAATCAAAATTATGGATCAAATATTGGTGAGCAGTATTTAGTATCATTTTTACAAGCATATTACAATTGGATGTATTGTGGATTTAAAAAAGAAGACATAAATCTAACTCCATATGATATAGAAGAATTATTAAATATTGATTCGGTTCCGGATATATTTCTAGATGAGTATGTAAAAGTATACGCTCCATTTATTACCCCCGCTGCAATTAGCTCAGAAGATAGACAAAATCTTAGAAAGTTTTTGCGTTCTATCAAGACAGACTTCTTAATTAGTAAAGGCACAGAAAATTCATATCGCTATTTATTAAAAATTCTGTTTAATGTCTCGAATGTTACTATTGATTATCCTAAAAAATACTTAATGAGAATGAATGGTGGTAAGTATATTGATATATCTTGGGATATTTCTGGAGAAACTGGAATAATTGATCTACCATTTGGATTTAATCCAGATTCACCTGTTGATACTGCTGGTATTATTGCCGGGGGTGTTGGTTATAATATAGAAAGTCGCCCCAATCTATTTGGTGCAGCATTAAATGAAGCAGTTCTGCCTGATGATTATTTTTGGCAAGAATACTCATATCTTTTAACATCAGATGCACCAAATACTGGTGATATAACATACAAAGACACATTATTAGCAGGAGCACACCCTGCAGGTATGTTAGGATTCTTCGAGCAATATATTCCATTAGTTGACACTGACACTGGAGTGGATAATAACGGAGATGGTGTTATTACTAGTGAAGCTTCAGAATTGCCTGTGATTGGAAGATATTTATTAATGAATCCGGGAATTACTTTTTCGGCAAATCCAGCATCTGATGTTTTAAATTCTGCGTTTTATAATCAATTTGATTTTAGCGATGCGTGCGATGCTTCAAAAAATTATTCATGCTATTGCTGCACACACGAGTGTGATCCATACGGAGTTGCTGTTGCAGTTCCCCAACATAAAGTTCCGTCGTGGGATCCAGATGTTAGTACTGATGTAATTAATTCTAGTCTGGCTCATATGAAAATTGGAAGTTTTTATGAGCTAGATTCGACAAATGGAATAAGTCCAAATATTTTATACGCATCCTGCAATAGTGGTGGGTGTGCGTTTTGTTCTCCTGGCCCGGAAAATCCTGTGGGAATGACTGCATATCAATCTGATCTTAATCTGTTGAGATTTACCGATCAGGACACATACGGATTTATGATTGAACGAAATGAAAATATTGATGCAATAGATTCAAGATATCCAGAATTTCCTTATGTTTCTAGTTCTAATGGATTTACTGCGTTTGGAAATTTATTCGAAATTGAAGCTCTTTCTTCGGATATATCAAACTGGAATAGTAACTTAGAATCATTTCCTTTTTTGGGGGGAGCTGCTGGCAAAGGGACAGATAAATCTGGAGCTATTCAATTCAGAGATACTATAGACTTAAATACCCCAAGGGGTATAAGTATGGCTAAGTATGTTAGTAATTGGATTCAAACTGCACCAACTGTCTCTGGTGGTCCTTTAAATTCATACTATGATGTTGGAGATACCCAAAGACGAGGGGGAACTTCTTTCAAAATTCAAAAATCAAACATTAAAAAATATCAATGGTTTGATTTCGGAACAAACGAAGTTAAGGGATCTAATGAATATTCAATAGCAGCTGGATATATTAGTGGTACTTTTATAACACAAAATACTAAAAAAATTAGTGTACCAAGAACAGCATATACCGATAATCCAGACAGTCCTACAGCTTCCATTTATAAACTTATTCTAAATCGACCAACACAAAATGACATTAATACTACACAACCGACTCTAGGAAATGTCCGAGAAATATTTGATACTGCTAGTCCAATTCAATATAAATCAATAGACCAAAGTAATGATCAAACATTAGTAATGTTAAGCACGACTGGTTCGGTTAGTATATTGTTTTCTTGTGATTTTAATGCAGAGTCAATTATTTCACAGGCCGATGGACCTGGAAATACCTATTTACAGCGTTTAGTATATTTTGATGCAGATTATGTTGGTGATGGACTTCTTACTGACGATTCGGGAGAAGCAGTCTTTATTGAGAATAAAGATTTTGTTGACATTGCTGCTTCCGGTGGATTATTATCTCCAAGCGAAGACATAATTGTTTGGTGTTTACACAAATCCGGAAAACTATATGGAGTTAGTTTGTATGGCGCTGTTAATGCTGAAGGTAGTAATATTGCAGTACCAAGACAAAAGTTCATAACAGGCACTAAAAACCGACATCCTCTTTTTGGTACAATTGACGGAAAGGATGCTGCAGTCGTTCCAAACTCCAATGGTGCAGACAGAAAACTTAGTTTGGGGGCTGATGAATTTAAACAAAAATACATATGGAATGGTCTTATTAATACTGGAATACCTGTTACAAACGGTATGTGTAAAGAAGTGGCATATGCATTGAATTTAATACCAAAAGTTTTAACTGGGCCTTTAGCCGGAAGAAGATTTCCGGTTATTAATATGCGTGGTGGTTATCAGAGTGGAGGAGTTGCTGTATGTGTAGATCCTAATTACACTGGATATTTACCAACCAATGCTGATAATTTTGCACACCCAACTCAGATGTGTGAAGTGGTAAAATTTATGGATTATAATTCTTCTGTGCCATATTTGAGAGATAAGTTAAAAAAGATACAAAGATATTCTGCAGTATATAATTCAGTTTCTGGTACTTGGTCGTACAGTGCTAATACAGATTTTGATAAAGAATTATATGATGTAATTTTTGGTGTAACTATAGTAGTAGATGGTGTGCGGGAATTGATGTATGTTCCGCCTAGATGTGTTTCTATTCTCAGATTCTTTAAAGGTCTTCCTAACACTGAAATATCAGGCAACGCACTGGGAAGTGGAACAATCTCTATATTAGGAAACAATGGTAATTGGACTCCAATATCTGCAAATGAAACTTTACTTCCTTGTGGATTTAGTGCTGCTCATGCAGTTACTGCTAGTAATGAAAATTTATCTATTGGCGCTCAGCTTGCAAAAAATAAAATAAATTTACTTGGGGACTTTGGATTAACTGCTGCAAAATGGAATTATAGCCTATATGGAAATAGCCCATTATTTAATGGCAACTATGGATCTGCTTCAAGCGCAAGGTTTAAGTTTGGTGCAACTGGTGGATTAGTTTCAACTACATCTGGAAATACATATGCAGGATTTTTCACTCCAAAACTGGTTCCCGGATTTGGTGACAATATTAGTATGTTTGATGACAATATACATTATGTACCACCTTCAGCGCATATAGTAGGAACTCAGATGGGTTGGGGAAATCCTATAAAGCTTAATGGATTTTATCATCCAGAATATAATATACCAAAAGAAAATCCTGGCAATACGTTCGATATATACAGCTTTTCCCCATTCGAGTATTTTGGAAATACTGCTAGTGACCTTCAGGCACCTTCATATTTGTTATATGAAAGTAATTATATAAATAATAACCATATTGTAAAAACTATTGGTTATAAAGATCTTGCGCTCAAATTACCTGTTAATCCTGCTGGTGTTCCTGTTACCGATTATGATATGAATGCAACAATAACTGTAATGGGTATTGCAGACGAACAAAAACTAGAAAATCACTTTGCATGGATTCATGCTTTTGCTGACACTGTTATTGGAATTCGATCTAATGGTACTATTGATGTAATTTCCGCCAGATCTGCTGATTATGATGGTTTTGTTTTTGATCCATTTGTTGGTCCTTGTTTTCCCACCAACAGACAAGGTCCTAATGGCATCACTTATCAGGTACCAGCTGGCTACACTGCTAACATCGATACAATGAAAAAAGTAGGATCTTATGTAAATGGGACATACGAGACATACAATTATAATCTTCCGTTTATTTTTGGATCAGCATAAAATTTAAATGGTATATAAACCACACAATAAAGTATCTACATATTTAACCGTGTATTAATTATTATCGGTAAACACTACAATGACTACAAAAAATCAAATAAAATCATATACAGCTGCAGCCACGAAAAAAGAGATGACTAATTTTTTTGTATTTATGGGTGGTGTTTCTAACGCAAGTGATGCGGTAGATGATACTGACATTTCCCTCATAAGTAGAATTACCCAAGATGAGGTTTCTATAGTAATTCCACGAGTAAATTGGTCGTATAATGGACAATTTGAACCGTATTATTTTAATTCGTCCGGAGAAAACACATATTGTTACAACAGCACAACTGATTTAGTATATTTGTGTGTTGGAAAAAATCAACCAATAGGGTTACTTGGAGAAGCTCAATTTCTATCCACCCAACAACCATCACATTATACTGGAATACAGGCATACTCTGACGGTTATGTTTGGATGGCTTTATATAAGATTGATTTTTCTTTGAGTAAGTTTTTAACCGAGAGCACTCTACCAGTTAATAACTTATACGAATTCACCACACAGACAACATCTGGCTCTTATGCTTCAAGGTATAATTCAGTATGTTCTGGTGGAGCAGGTATATCTGGTTCTTGTTTTTTCTACTATAACGAAGACACCATTGATCCATTAACAGCAACTGTACGTTCTAAAGGAGATTTAGTCTCTGGAATTGGTTCATCAGATTGGCTCTGTTCATATTGCCATTCCGTTGGAGATTCACTTGGGTATAAAGCTGTGCATGTAGATTACTTATCATCTTCTTCAGTTACAGTAAAAAATCCAATAGATGAATTAACCACTAAATTTTATGCTGGAGCTTTAGACACAAATAACAAATATTTTATTCAGTATAATAATTACATCTATGCTCAGAATTTAAATAAAGGTATTGTTTATCTTCATCTGGATGTTTCTTCTCTTTCTATAGAAGATAGAGTACTTCCAACTCAAACTGCCGAAATAACAATTTTAGATCCATTGGGCATTGGTGCTCTTGCAAACATTACAACCTATTTTGATATACGAAGAAATGCATTTATTGCAAATGGTGTTACACTTAGAGCATCTGGTTCTAGCTATGTAAATCCCAGCTTTAATATACCAGCTGCAGTCAACACCAATTTAAGAAATGCTTTGAAAACAGTTTTAATACCAGACATAGCAGATCCTTCATCTTTCTTGCCGGCACCAAAAGTGTTAGTAATTAAACAATTAACTAAATCTACATTGGATACTATTGGAACAAATCAAACTTCATTTGCCAAGGTTGGAATAGTAAAAAATATTACTAATATCGATAGTGTAAATCCACTTATTAATAGTCAACCAAATCAAACTATAAATGGAAGAATGACTACGAAGATTCGTTTGCTTCCCGACACTGGTGCAGTACCAGCTCCCGTTATAGATGAAATAGCTGAAGGCACAGTATATATTGATACTAAAACAACTACAATTGTAATATCCGAGAATCAAACTACTGCAACTTCGAGTGATTATGAATCAAATGTTGTGTCACTATTAGAAGTATATGATGAAGAAACCGGAGATCTACTCGGAACAGATTTAGAAATTGCTGGAGTAGATGAACTGCTGTTTGATGAATTAACTACTGCACAATTTATTTCTATAAATTTAGTAAATTATGAAGTAGATACTATATCGCTTCCTCAATTTAAGATAAATACCATTGACTATGTTACCACAAAAATATTAAGTAGTAACATAGTATTTGATACTAGTACTGGCTCAGAACCTTCAACCAAGATTTCATTCTTATTATAAAATGGCAACATACACTATATCATATTCACAAACCCATCCAGATTTTTCTGTGCCTGGTTTTGGTAAAATAGATTTTGGTTCTGCTTCTGACGGAGTATATTCTGATGGCTATAAAATGGTTGCATTTGAACCCGGAAAGATTTTACAAGCTCAAGAACTGAATGAAATTCAGTTTCGAATGAACGTACATCAAACATTGACTATGAGAATGATATCCAATTGGTTGAGTACTATTGTATTTGCTGGTACAGAAAATTCTTCTGGTCCTGGTTGGGATGGCGCAACGCCACTAGATCCTAACATGATAACTGTAACTTCTGATACTATTAATATAGAAAGAAACAATTGGTTTTTATGTAAAGCACAATCTTCTGGATTGTTCTTTTGGTTATATTTCAAAGTAAATGGTCTTCCTGGTCCAATTCCTATTGAGCTGAGTTCTATTCCAGAAAATTCTTATATTGGTTTTGCACTAAACACCAGCGCAAATGGAGAATTTACCGGGCAAATTGTTGACTGTAATACTATTACAGATGATGCACAACAAAAGCATGAGTTGCAAGTTAAAGGAACATCAGTATGTGGTTCCTCTAGATATTACCTAAGAATAGTAGACATTGTAATCACCGATGATCTTACCACAGCGGCTAATGTTAATAGTTTTGTTCCAATTGCACAAAAAAGAGCTGATGGTATGTACTTCTTAAATAACATAAAAATAGAAAGCGTAGTCTAAAATGGCAGATTTTGTTGATATAACCGAATTAAGTTTAGGAACCACATTTGGTGGTTGGTATGCTAAAAATAATATCATGATTCAACGGCTCAATGCGCTGAATGTTGCAAACATTGTTGGTGGAGACGGAATAACCGCATCACCATTTGCTGCTGCAAATGGTGGTTATACATTAAGCCTATCAGGCAATGTTACCAGAGATATGGTATTTAACAATGTTACGGTTAATGGTACTCTGACTTCTAACTTCGCAGGTGATATTTCTGGAACAACTATAGTTCTGCCTGCAAACACTGGGGTTACTGTTGGAAATATCGTATATGTCGATTCTACTGGTAAAGCACAAAAGGCATTAGCAGACGATGAATGCACAGCTGAAGTTGTTGGTATTGTTACAGGATTTACTGGTAGCAATGTTCAAGTTGCCACTACTGGTAGAATCAGTGGTTCATCCATCATTTCGTCATTTACTGGTACTCCCGGTGCTACTCTACAGAAGGGTGTAGTTTACTTTCTGAGTGGTGGTGTTTCTGGTGCGGGTACAACGCTCGAACCTGATGTAACTTTATATGTTTCTAAACCAATGCTTCTCGGATTAACGGGAGACAGTGGTTTAATTCTTCCATACCGTGGATTTATTGCAACAGAGGGTACTCTCGGAAACACTACAATAGTACAAGGTGTGTCTGGTGGTTCTTTTGATGGAGTCTTTGATGGAGTCTTGAGCGTTAACGGATTGACTGCTTCTATATTTGGCCCGGATAATTTAAGGAAAAAAACTGGGAATATACATGCAATTAATTATATAATATTTTCATCAAATACTAATATGCCTAGACACACGCAGGAAATGTTAGCAGATTTTAATTATGTACAGTCTGACATTAATTTAAATCGTAACAGCACTGTATACACTTCTAATACTAAACAAAAAGCTGAAACGACCGTGTTGGGTGGTGGAATATTTGATAACGTCTTAACAACAAAACTAGTAGAATATCCAAGTAATACAATATTTTTATCAACACTTGGAACTAGTGATGATATTTATAAATTACACAGGATAAGAATAATTAGTGTATATGGTAATTATCAAATTCCTGTTAATTTTGCAATTACACGATCATATAATAATGTAGGAGCGACAAATATTGAAACTGTCAGTGGATTGACTTCTGGTAGTGGTACGTTTACGCAACCATATGTTGAATATAGAATGAAAAATTATTCAATAATGAGAAAAATTAATCGCAACACGATTGTAACCAATATTGCAGCTGGACTGGCCAGTCCAGATCTTGCGGCATTGGTAACTGAAGAAACTTTTAGCACTCCATTCATGACTCCTATATTAAGAACTTTACCTACTTTTCCAATTGGAATTACAGCCAACGCTGGAGCTACGGCGAGTACATTTGATGGAACAGTAACTTCTGCTGGAACATATCCAGTAATATACAAATGTCCAACTGATATTCAAAATCATAAATCACTATTTGATCATAGGGTATATGCCTGGAATTTAAATTCAGTTCTGATGAACAGTACCGCTGTCTCTGGTTATATAAACACTACCAAAACTGGTGAACTATTTGATGTTAACCATGCTGGTGGTCATACACTAGACAGTTCCGTCTTGGGTTGGAATGCTCAAGCTGGTCCTATACCAGAAACAATTGGTATTATACTTCCATCGGTAAATATACAATACTCTGTTGATGATTTGAGTGCAGCAAATGAAGCACTTGGTCTTTTGACTAATTTAGATAGTAACAAATCTATACCTCAAACTTTTAATATTGCATTAGAGTTATACAAATATAATCCAACTACAGGAGCTACTGGATCTATAATGATGATTTCTAAAGATTTACAGTATAACATCACTTCTACTAGAGTTGCTGGTAGTATTGCTAATCAGAATGGGGCTGCTTAATATGACAACTAATAATCTAATTATAAACGGTAATTTTGATCTCTGGCAAAGAGGCACTACATTTTCTATTCCATATAATGCTGACTACTCAAATGTAGGAAAAGATGGAACAACCTTTACTGCCGAGAGTAAAAAAATAGCAGATAGATGGTATGTTATTGATACTCAAAAACGATCAGAGGAAAGTGGTGGTGTAATATCAATATATCGAGAAGCATTCAATTCAACAGAACCAGAATTTGCACGTTCTTTGTATTACTTAACAGTAGCTAATAATATTACAGCTGTAACAAGTGGTTATTGCTATATTGAAAATAAACAAGCAAATTGTAATATAGTCGGTGGTAGTACTTTACGTCTTTCTTTCTCTGCAAAGACCACCGGAATAACTGGAACAACTATGGCTTGTTATTTTAGACAAGCTGTGAATCCAGGAATTTATGAATTCTCTAATACTAATGAAATAGTAACAGTATATGAAACTTGGCAAAATTATTCAGTAACTTTAAATCCACAGTTTGTTGGTAACTTAGGAGTTTCTGGTGATCATTACTTCTCTGTTGGTTTTAAAGTATTACCAAACACTCAAATTAGCATTGCCAAAGTTGGTTTGAATTTTTCTGGTGTTTCTAGCCAAACACTCACAACCCCCGAAGAAGAAAAGAAATTACAAGAAAAGTATTACTATACCTCATATACACATCAGACTTCTCCCGGTAATACTACTCTATCTTCTGGAAATGATGTTACAGCAATTAACTTTACAGTAACTCCAAGTTATAGCTACACCCATAAGTTTAGCATTCCGCAATATAAAACTCCAACAATCACTCTATATTCACCAAAGAGTGGAACTGCCAATGATGGATATAATAAATCTGCAGATAGGGATATGAGGCTAACATCTGGCACTCGTGGGTGGAATACTACTGCTAGATTTTCTCCAACTGGAGCTGCTACTATAACAACTAGTGGCAATACATATGGTGTGATATTTAGTGTTGCCAGCGGTGCAGTAATTTTTGATGATATTTTAGTTCACATGGTAGCAGACGCAGACATAGACCCTAGTCCATACGACAGAGGTCTAGAAACAACGACATAAGGAACATAGATGCCATCTTGCACGAATAACTCCATAATCTCAGGAATAATTGTTGGTTCTGTTGATTCGATCAATGGAAGACGATTATCATTTCAACAAAAGACGGACACTAATTGGGATCCAACTATTATTGCAGGAAATGTTATTCGTTATGATGTTGATGCTGGTGTATTTACTCAATCTATTGCAGACCCAAACTTTGAAGGCGCTGCAACAGATATGTCATTGGCTGAAGTTGTTGGAATTGTAGAATCTATCGCTGTTACTGATGGTATTACATACGCAACTGTGGTGACACATGGATTAATTAATTATCCAAATTTGATGTCAACTATAGCTGGAATTTCTGCTACTAGTGGAGGTGACGGTGGTACTGATATATTCTTCCTAAGCCCAGATATTCTTGGCGGCATCACATACGGTTTGATTGAAGATAATGGTTATATTGTAAAACCTATTCTTCAGGTATGCCCAATTTCGGGTGGTGACTTCAATTCAATCGTTGTAAACTATATTGGATATGAATCCTCATCATCCGCTAATGCATCATTTAGATCTTCTGAGGTTAATATAGGCGAGATAAGAGTTGTTGATGCAGCTTCTGTTGTTCCCGATGGTTGGGTTGATACTAGTTCTCCAAAATTTTTATCAATAACCGAGTACCCAGAAGCATATGCAACTTATGGAAATTCATATGGAACTCTTGAGAAATTATATGTAAATGGTTCTTTTTCTTTTGTTGATGCTCTTGCCCAAAAATCAATAAGACCAATAAACCCACAAACAAATAAAGGAATTGGTTTATATTCTTCTATTGTGTCTGTCGATACAACAGATAATTCTATTATTGTAGAACATACGGATGGCAATCCTACATTATGGAAATCTAATTATACAACTTATCAGATATCTGAAGCTGTATTGGGTCTTAGTAAAGTAACAGTTACATCGGGAGCAGTAACCGAGTTTAAAACTCCACAGATTCAGACAAACATTCAAGCTACTGCTAACGTCAAAGATCAAATATCAACATTTGCAACCAAAACAATAATCAGAGTGAAGAAGGATAATGTAGTATCATACTTGCCGCAATATATCTCATTCGCTAATGCAACAGTAAATGGAGTATTAGCCACTCCGAACTTTGTAAATGTTGATAGCACATTG